CTTCAAAAAATCTTAGTTCATATAAACATCTCTTTGATGAAGGTATTCTGGAATTAGATGAAGATGAAGAATTACCTGAAAGTATAGATGAAAAATATATTACTTCTAAAATAGAAGCGTCTATTGAGAAGAAATTTGAAGAGAGTATCGGAGATTTACCAGAAGAAGTAAAGAACATCATCAAGTATGTCCACAATGGAGGTGATTACAGAGACTTTATTAATAATCTGAATGATACTCCAAATATTAGTGAAGACATTGACCTGGATGACGAGAAGAACCAGGAGAAGGTAATGAGAGTACTTCTACAAGAGGATGGTCAGGATGAAGAAGAAATAGACACTCAAATTGAGTTTCTAAAAGATACAGGAAAACTTTCTAGCATATCTCAAAAGAAATTTGATAGATGGAAAAGAAATAAAGAAAAAGAATCTCAGAAATTAATAGAACAACAAAAGCAACAAAAAGCTTTAGCGAAAGAAAATCAGTTGCAATTTAAGAAGAGTATTAGTAACTTACTTATGGAAACTGAAGAGATAAAAGGATTATCTGTTTCTCAGAAGGAAATTAAAGAACTTCCAAATTATATAAGCAATACTTCTGTAAAGCTTCAAGATGGGAGACAGATAACTCCTTTTTATAGAGATTTATTTGAATCTCTTAAAGACCCTGAGAAATTAGTTGCTTTAGCAAAATTAGTAAAGAATGATTTTGATTTTGGAGATATAAAAAAAGGTATAGTTACTAAACAAACACAGAAATTAAAAGAAGATTTACAAAGACAATCAAACAATAAACCAAAAAGAAGCTCACAAAAGAAAAGGTTGATTGATTTAATATAAACTAAAATAAACAATAAAAATTATGGCTACATTAGGAAGTAAACTAATTACCAAAGAGATGCAATGGAATGCAAACATGACAGAGCAAAACCATCTTGGAGCATCTTTACTGGCAAAACCATCAAAATTAGTAGGTACAATGGACCAACTATTTTCAGCAAAGAATTATTATTCTGATAATCCTTTGTCCTCTATGTTGATGGGTAATAAACTTACAGAAGAGACAATTGGTACTACCAGTTGGGAATGGGAATTAAAAGGTGCTAACACTAGACCTTTGATAGTATTGGAAAATATGGAGCCTGTTACAAATACCACTCCTGGTAAATTTGGCAGACCTTTTAAGATTAAGCTTGATGAAAATTGGTTCCTACATGGTGACTATATTCATCCAGGTACTTCTAACAAGAAATTCCAATTAAGAGTCCAAGATAATCCTGTTCCTCATGGTGATGGATGGGTTTATAATGTTGTACTAGCTTCAGGTAATCCTCAAGATTTTCTACCAGTTAAGTACTTACAATATGGACAACAGTGGGGTAAGCTCTTCTCTAAGTATGAGGAAGCTGCTGAACAATCAGGTTCTACTCAATTTAGTCTACCTATTGCTCTACAGAATAGAATGTCTTTATACCGTAAGGAATATAAGATTACTAACTATGCTGCAACAGAAGTATTAGCAGTTGCTATACCTGTTATGGTAAATGGTAAAGTACAGATGGTTACTAATTGGGTTAAGTATGCTGAGATTGAGTATTGGCAACAATGGTACCGAGAGCTTGAAAGAGGTTTCTGGTATTCACGCAGTACAGATAATATCTTAGGTGCTAATGGAAGACCAGTAAGGTCAGGTCCTGGAGTTCAAGAGCAATTAGAAGATGGACACGTTCATCGTTATTCTGTTCTTACAGCTAAGATGATTGAAGAGTATCTAATGGATATTTTCTATTCACGAGTTAAACCAGGAAAAGGTAGAAATATCAAAGGTTATACAGGTGAATATGGTATGATTCAGTTCCACAGAGCAATTCAAGATTGGCAGAACAAATCAGGTTTCATTAAGAATATTGAGGTATACTCTAATAAAGTACAATCTCCTTATCATACAAATGCTTTGGAAGCTGGTTACCAATATACAAAATACAATATGGCTAATGGTAGTTCTCTTGAACTTATTCATAACCCATTGTATGATGATAGAAGTATCAACTTTGAAATTGACCCTGTTACAGGATTCCCAGTAGAATCTCAACGTATTACTTTCTTAGATTTCAATGGAGAAGGAAACAAATCCAATATGAAAATCATGAATAAGAAAGATGGCTTTGCCTTTGGATATGTTCAAGGTCTATATGGTCCTTATGGTCCTATAAATGGTGGTACAGCTGCTCACTCTGGTTCTTATTATGAGATGCACGTTGAGAAATCAGCAGGTATTCACATTAATGATGTTACTAGATGTGGAGAGTTAATCCTTTCAAGAAACTAAACCTAAAAGTTGATTATATATAAAGGGGGTGGACTAAACCCCACTCCCTTTTTATTTTGAGTTTTATTACAATTAAAAGAAAATTTATATGATAGTTCAAATTAAGCCAGTTTATAGTGATAAATGGCATCAGAAAAAAGGGAATGAAAGTTTTGCTAGACCTAAAAGTATTCAAGCATTAGTTGACGCAGATACAATGACTTATGCAACAGGTCTTACAGAAGAAGAAGAAAAAGAGTATGGTAAAAAATTAAAAGTAGATTTATCAAAACAGTTTAACTTAGAAGAAGCCCATCCTTTTTGGGATACTAAAATGGGTTCTGTTAAACTTGAAAATAGAACTATGTTATTTGATACCAAAAATCCTCTAGACTTTATTAAAGTAAAGATTTGTAAGGCATCAAGATTTGTGGCTAACTCTTATAAAGAGTATGAAGAAGGATTGTTTCCTGAAGCAACACATGTTATATTTGATGAAAGTGAAGAGGTAGAAGAAAAAGCTTCTAAAATAGAAATTAAAAAGCAAGCTATTATACAATCTTCTAAAGCTTCTAAAGCAAGGAAAATTCAAATGATACTAGTGTTATCTGCTGAAGGTGATTATTTAAGAGCAAAAAACTTAAAAGGTAAGTCTGATAACTTCATTGAAGTTGAATTAGATAAACTTATAGAAAGAAAAGCTGACGAAGTACTTAGATTCCTGAAGATGGATAAAGAAGACCTTGCAGGTCAAGCTACAGTACTAGAAGCTTTACAAAAAAATGTCTTTGATAAAGTAGGTCACAAAATTATGTATCATGATTCTGTATTAGGTGAAGACATTTATGATGTTGTAAAATATATAAATGCACCAGAGAATCAAGAATTTAAAATTAGAATCTTATCATTAATTAATGAGTAATGACAATAGAACAACAACATTATGACTTCAAAATGAAGCTTAATAAGATAGATTCTCAACAATATAGGAATTTAATTATTCCTCAGATTGATTGGCTATTAAATGAAGCTCAGGAACTTTTTGTCAAGATGGTTTCCAATCCAAGAATAGCTACCCAATATGGGTATGAGATAGGTACAAGAACTCTTATGGATATAAGAAACATTGTAGTAGAGGATGAAGAAATAATACCAGATGATGATATAGTTGAATTACCTAAAGAATTTTGGATTTATGTTAGTTCTTATTGTAGAATGTTCAAAAATGGATGTGAGCAAGACAGTTTAAAAACTTATATAAGACAACATGATGAAGATTTTGAGAACAGCTATTTTGACAAAAGCTCATTTACATGGAAAACTGTAAATGGAGTTTTTAATGAACAGGGAATAAAATTATATACAAAAGACTTTAAAGTAATAAAGTTTTACCTATCATATATAAGAAAACTCAATTACATTCATAATGCCAAAGATTTTAGAGGTGGGAGTTATACTCTACCAGGAGAATCTGTTCCTTTAGAAGGTTCTGTTAATTGTGAGCTTCCAGAGTCAACACATAGGGAAATCGTGGATATTGCAGTTTTGTTAGCAACAGGTCAATTACAAATTCCTGATTATCAAATAAAAAAAGACAAATTATCGTTAAACCAAATTATTTAAAAAATTATGAGTACAAATAACAAAGTATTTCAAGTACTAGTTACTAAAGGTGACAAAGCCTTAGCAGTAGCAGGAACTAAAGTGGATGCTCTGACAGATGGTCAATTAGGTATCTTTGATGCTAACACAAACCTCGCAGTAGTAACCCCAGTAAAGGAATTCTATCTAGCAGTTGGTGTAGACACTGATGGAGATGGAACAGTAGATAATATAGTAACCTCAGCAGGTCAAGTAATTCAAAGTGCAAATGTCAGAGACATTACTTCACAAGAATACACTGCACCAACTCCTATGGAGTTTGAGATTACAGACTATGACACTGTATTACCAGATACAGATTATTCAGTTAAGTTAGAGTTTAGAAATGCACAAATTTATGCAAGACAAGGTTATAATCAATTTGCAAAAACTTTTTCAGTAAAAACTTCTTGTGTAGAAGCAGATGCAACTCCTGCTAAATTAACAGACTTGTTAGTAGAAGCTTTTGAAGCTGATGAATCAGGTATGTTTGAAGTAGAAGCCATTGGAACAACTGGAGTTAAAATTACAGCTAATCCTTTGAAAATTAATAATTTCAGTGATGTAAATACAATGTATTACAATCCACGTCAGACAGTTATCATACCTTCTCTAGTAGATGGTTTTAATTGTACTGGTAAAGTTGCAGTTACAGTAGAAGGTGTTGTAGAACAAGGTTCAGGTTATGATATTAAGCAAAAAGAATATCATGCAGGTGGCTGGAATGGTAAACCTGGTCCTTACAGAGCTTCTACTGCTGTTGGCTTAGCAATACCTGGTTTTGAATATCTAGCAGATAGTTCAGCTAAGTATGACCAAATTCATTTAGTATATGACCAATTCTCAACTGCTGGTTGGGGGGAGTATCTAAATAATAGAGCAAAAGAGCAAGGAATAAGTAGATTATTAGCCACAGCCGCAGTTAGGCGATTGGAAGCTAGAAAAGAAGGCGCGTTAGAAGATGTAGAAATAGGCCTATTAGTTCAAACAAATGATTACCCGCCTTTGACTTATGAAGTCATTGAACGCGTTGAAGCAGGGCGATTTAACGTTGTTTGCCATACCGTAGGAATTGTAGGTAACCAACCAATTGGGGAAGTATCGCCTTTGGGCCCTACAACAGCGGATAGCTTAGTACTTACGGATATAGTAATTCCAGCGCGTGAAGATGAAACAGATGAGCAATTAAGACAAAGGTACTTTGAGAGATTAGAAGGATTGCCGTGGGGAGGCAATATAATTCAATATCGAGAAATATTTAAGATGCAAGAAGGCGTTGGGGCAGTTCAAATTTACCCTAGATGGGACAATGAAGCGGATAGCAGGATTGTTGTTAGTGTTTTGACTAGTGAATTAGAAATTCCAGATGAGCCGTTCTTAGATTATTTAAAAGAGGTTATCCAGCCTGATAATGGCAACGGATTAGTTCCAATTGGGCATGATGTTAGGATAGTAGCGCCTACACAGTTTAATGTAAACTTCCAAGTAACTATTGAATTATTGCCTAATACAAACCTACAAGATGTAGGAGGCCTTTTTAACAATGCCTTAGAAGGCTATTTAAATGGCCTTATAGCGCTTTGGGGCAATCCTGATGAATATGGGCGTTATAAACTTTCTTTGCGTGTAGCGGACGTTATAGCAGCCTTAATGGCTATTCCTGAAGTAGTTAACGTTACAAACGTTTTAATTAATGGAAATAATGAGGATATTCAATTAACGCAAGATAGGGATTTGCAACAATTGCCATACTTTGAAAGTTTGGGGGTAAGTTATGTTTAAAAAGTTACTTCCCAAATATTACAAAGGGATATATGAATTTGAAGTATTGGCAGAAGTTGAAGGGGATTTATTAGAGGGTTTGCGCCAATCCTTGGACTTAGAAATAGCGAATCAATTTGTTATAACCGCGAATGAAG